AGATATTGCTAATCGAACTCCTGAGGAACAACGAAAAGCATTAAAAATTTCTGGATTGATGTCTGTGCTTCTAGGATCTAAAAAATTAAAATCTGCAATTTCAACAATGGAAAATTTCAATCTACCCGACGATCCTGCTTTGCGTGAAATTGAAAAAGCATTGACTGATTGGCTTAGTAAACATTTAATTGTTGAGTAGTTGGAGTGGACGACAGGAGTCGAACCTGCATGAAACGGAGTTGCAATCCGTTGCCTTGCCTTTCAGCCACATCCACGTTTTATAAATATTTCCTATTTCCTTGGTCATTATTATAAGGTGGATTCTCATCTACACATTGGTAGTAAGGTAAATGAGCATCTCGATTAAGTTCTCTAGTTCCTCTTTGAGGGCCTGGGCCCTTAACCCAATGTCCAAAACATCCTATTGTACTACATCCAACAACTATCCATGTTGTGATCATTACAAAAATCAATAATAGCTTGCTCATCTTTTTTCCTTTGTTTATACTACTACACTACTTAGTTTTTCTAAAGTCAGGTATTTTTAATTTAGATGCTAAATACATAGATTTGGATGGAGTACCATATGACACAATTGATTAACCCTGTTGAATTTACTACAGTGGTTAAGCGTCTTCGTTCCTTTTTCGATCAGTTAAACTTTCAAGAAGTACATACCCAAAGCAGATTAAGCATACTAGCCGCTTGTGAGGATCCAACTACGGTTGCAACTTATGAGTATAGCGGTCAAGTATGGCCGTTACCTCAAACAGGACAAATGTGGCTTGAATATGAATTACTAACAAAACCTGAATTACTAGGTTGTTATTGTGTTAGTACAAGTTATAGACAAGAACAAAATCCTACAGAAGGTAGACACGAACTTATTTTTCCAATGTTTGAATTTGAAGCTCCGGGCGAGTTTGCAGACTTGCTTAAAATGGAAAACGATTTATTAGTACATTTAGGCTTTAAATGCGACCATGATAGACACAAATACACCAGCTACGACTTAGATTTCCCAGGTGGAAATTATATGGGTGTAGTAGGTATGTATGCCGCCGAAAATAATGAGTTAACTGCTCACCATGAAACTCGTTTATATAACGACCTAGGTGATGTATTTTTCTTAACTCATTTTCCAGAATCAACAAGTCCTTTTTGGAACATGCGAATAGACGGCAAAACTAGCACAGGAGAAAATAAGGCTAATAAATGTGATGTTATTATTGGTGGCATGGAAACAATAGGTAGTGCTGAACGGGCAACAGATCCCGACCAAATGCGACATCAATTTCATACAATTTCAGACGGTGGGTATGCCGATTTATTGTATAATCTTTTTGGTAAAGAAAGAGTAGAAGCAGAACTTCAAGAATTTTTAACACATGATTTTAAACCTCGTTATGGGGGCGGAATAGGAATAACACGCTTGATTGCAGGAATGAAAAAAGCAGGCATTATGTAATGATTACAAGTAATAAAACAATTCCGATTTATAAAAACGGAGCTGGGATACACGACTTGATAAATGAATTACAAAGACAAGCAAGGGAACTTGCGTATGATAAAAACTTTTATAAAAAATATGGATTTGCTAGTTGCTTTGAATGTGACGAAACATTTACAGACCTTGATGAACTTGCAGAACATCAGGAGGAACATCTTATAAAAGAACAGACTCTGGGGTGACGAAAACGGTAGACGTGGTGCGTTGTTTACGTATTGTCCCTTTTGCAGAGGGGCGTGTAGGTTCGAATCCTACCCCCAGAGCCACTTTAGTTTAAATATCTATTTATCGTGAGAATCATGGAAATAATCCATGTTGTATTGTTGCTGTGTCTTCTTTACACGTAACATAAGCAGTACCGACATGCTTTATTACGTATCTTTTTATTTTAGATTCAATGTCGTAATAATCACGATTATATACATCTAACACTTTAAAAGATGGATGGTTATCAAAATATTCCCAACATATTTTTTCAGATTTAAAATATTCATTATTCAGTCCAAACACTACATCTGGTGGTTCTGTTAACCGACCTTTTGAATCAACGGATGGTGGTACACTAACCCACGCGGTGTTTATAAGAAATATAATACCTATCCATATACCACTCATACATACCTCCTGAGCCAATTTAGTTTAAAAAATTATTTATCATTCAATTGTACTAATTTTATACACATGCTTTTTAAATAAACATTATTTTCTTCGATTTTCTGTTTAACACTAAAATACCGATAAAATTAATAAATATACTTTGACAAGAATGCGATAAAATTACGCATTTAATAAAGGAAATACATGGAAAATCTTACAGACGTTGCTTATATTTTCAACACAAAATTAACCGTTTTCGGAAGGAAAACAATATGAAGACAGTATTAGAATACGTATGGCTCGATGCTAATGAGCAATTACGAAGTAAAACAAAAGTCGCCGATGGTGATATTAATAAGTTAGAACTAGTTCCGATCTGGGGTTATGATGGTTCATCTACTGATCAAGCGCCGGGTAATCGTTCTGATTGTACACTAACCCCTGTTAAACTTTATCATAACCCATTCCAACCATCAGGTTGGCTTGTTATGTGTTCAACTGAAAAGAGAGAAGCCATAACATTTGAAGACTCGGATGATTATTGGTTTGGATTTGAACAAGAATACTTTATAACAAATGGTACTGGTAAACCACTAGGCTGGGCAAACGGAGAGCCCGGACCTCAAGGACCATATTACTGTGGTGTAGGTGCAAGTAAAGTTGCAGGAAGAAAAGTAGTTTCGGATCATATGGATGCATGTATTGATGCAGAGATTGATATCACTGGTACAAATGCCGAAGTTGCTCTTGGCCAATGGGAATATCAAGTGTTTAGTAAAGGTGCAAAGAATGCTGGCGACGATCTTTGGATGTCACGATATATTTTAGAGAGAGTTGCTGAAGAGCATGGCTGTGATATTAATATAGAACCTAAACCCATTAAGGGTGATTGGAACGGATCTGGTATGCACACAAACTTTAGCATAGACGAGATGAGAAACAATTCTCAGTTAGGTATCTATCATGATATATTAGATAAAATGAAAGCCCGACATGCTGAACACATAGCAGTATATGGAAAAGATAATGATCAACGATTGACTGGTAAACACGAGACAGCATCTATTGATCAGTTTACTTACGGCGAAGGTGATAGAGGTGCAAGTGTAAGAATACCTCTTGAGACAGTTGAGTCTAATTATACAACCGGTTATTTAGAAGATAGACGACCTGCATCTAATGCTAATCCATATGATATCACAAAAATTATTATAGATACTATTGTTTAATCCAATCGGGGTACGATATTTCGATAAATATCTAAAAGGAATGTGTTATGCCCCGAATGAGCCTTTGGCGTGAAGATAAAGGCAACGACTATCATTTTATAGATGGTGTTGTAAAAGAGCAATTTTTAGTAGGTGGTACTGGTATTTTAATTCACAAATACTTAGGCCCCCAAGAAACTGGTCCATCGTCTGACCCTTCGCAACCTAATAATCAAGCAAATGGCACCACAACTGAGACATCTATCCAGGATGTTTTATTCTTAGAAAATAGAGATAGGAAGTATGATCCCGATATATATGAATTAAGAGGGCATTATAATGTAAATGATAATGACTTTGATTTAACTCAATTTGGATTATTTTTATCAAACGATACCATTTATCTAACATTTCACATTAATGATATGGTAGAAAAAATAGGTCGTAAGTTAATGTCAGGTGATGTAATAGAATTACCTCATTTACGAGATGATTTATTATTAAGTGAACACAAAGAAGCAATTAATAGATGGTATGTTATAGAAGATGGAAGTAGACCTGCAGAAGGATTTTCCCCAACATGGTGGCCACATATATGGAGAATTAAAGCAGGACCTATTGCAGATCAACGAGAATTCAGAGATATACTCGGTGATTTCATGGATGAAGATTCTATTAAAAACAAACTCAGTACTTATGGTAAAGAATTAGAAATAACAGATGCAATATTAGAAGCGGCGGCAAAAGATAACGCAAATAATTCTAAAGATACTGCCCATCTATTTAATTATGATCCTGATAATCCAACATACGAACATGGTGAAGCAATTCCAACAGGTTCTGCATTTCCAAGCAATCCTAATCAAGGCGACAGCTTTTTAAGAACAGATTATGTGCCAGATAGGTTATTTGTAAGACAAGGTGATAAATGGCATAGAGTTTTCGATAACGTACTCAACACTACATGGGAAGGTCGAACATTTCCTAAAGCCAAATATTTTAATAATGAAGGTACTGCTTTGATCGATGGTAAAGAATATGAATCAAGACAACCCCTTAGTGAAGTAATTAAACCAAAGACTGACGCATGAATTATTTTTACGATGAACAAATAAGAAAATATATACTACAATTTATTCGCCTATTTGGCGGGTTTGCTGTAAAGATGGGGCAGAATGAAGTTGGAGAGGATGTTTTTCAACGAGTACCTGCACGGTATGGTGATATAGATAGACAGACTGCCCACATTATAAAAGAAAATTCTGAGAATACAATTCCAACTATACCATTTCTAAGTTGTTACGTAACAGACTTATCTATGAATGCTGACCGGAGACGTAATCCAGTATTTGAAGATACAGTTGCAGTATATGAAAAGAAATATGACGACGAAACACAAGCCTATACTAGCGAACTAGGAAATAGATATTCGATCGAACGTTCAATGCCTGTTCCGTATGATATGACTATGCAAGTAGATCTTTGGTCATCAAGTACAGAACAAAAACTACAATTAATGGAACAAATACTTGTTTTATATAATCCAAGTTTAAATATATATACTTCTAATAACCCATTTGATTGGAGTTCATTATCATATGTAGAATTATCAGATGTGACATGGTCAAACAGAACTGTGCCGGTAGGTACCGAAGACGAAATTGATGTTTCAAGCCTTACTTTTAACATGCCTATTCATATTAGTCCGCCAGCCAATTTAAGACGGCAAACATTAATTCATACTATTATAACACAATTAATGGAAGCGGATAGTCCTACAGAATTAGCCGAATTTGAATCATCTGGTACTATTGCTGATGCAACAAAACAATGGATAGTAGTTACACATAATGATTATCAACTTCGATTTGTAGGCACTACAGCAACATTATACACAGAACAAGGATCAACGTCAACAGATTTAAAATGGTCAGATTTATTTAAAGCATATGGTGGAGATGGAATAAACATTGGTATTAGTCAATTACGATTGCGAAAATCAATAGATCCAGGTAGTACAGCCGGAGATGTAATTGGTACTATACAATATGGTAGTAATGCTAACGAATTAACTGTTACATTAGATAATGATACATTACCAGCAAATACTGAAACGGCTATTATTGGTATAATTAATCCGTCATTAAGTTATCCTGGCGATGGTACACTTTCCGCGGCGGCTTCAGGACAACGATATTTAATAACTGATTCTGTACCTACTGGCGGAGCATGGGGAACACCATCAGGTGATAAGGATGATATTATCGAATATAACGGTAGTGAGTGGGTTGTCAGTTTAGATACAAGTGTTACCTCTGATATCAAATATGTTGTAAATACAACAACATCAGTACAACTAGAATGGACTGGCTCTGAATGGATAAATTCCTATGAAGGAACATTTAATGCTGGTTTTTGGCGAATATTCTTATAATAAAGTTATATGGAGGTTAAAGCATCTGGATGCGTTTTTCTCTCAGTTTCTACTGGAAGAATATTACTCCAATTAAGATCAAAAAAAGTCAGTCATCCTGGCACCTGGGCATTCTGGGGCGGTAAGGCCCATAAAGAAGAACGACCAATAGAGACTCTGTATAGAGAATTACACGAAGAACTCGGAAAAATACCTGCCGTAATAAAAATATATCCTTTACATCAATACAAAGCCAAAAACAATAGTTTTTTTTATAATACATTTATTGTAGTTACATATAATGAATTTGTACCTATATTAAACGACGAATCATCAGGATATTGCTGGGTTGATATTGGCAACTGGCCAAAGCCATTACACAACGGAGCAAAAGGTATATTATATAATAAAGGATTAATAAAAGATATTCGTGCTACTTATAATATGGCTATTTCGGAAAAAGAAGAAACTGCTTCTTGGTGGTGGGATCTTAAAAAATCATTGT